AACACAACCTATTTTCATGCGTGTTTTCGTCCGCTCGATTAGACGAAAAGTTTTATTATTATTTCTAGCTACAATTTATCATTGTATTATTTTAGCTATTCATCATTATTTACTTGGTGATCAACAATGGTTCGAAAATCTAAAAATAAATCATCAAGTAAATCTACTGGTTCGACTTCGTCATCAACTGGTTCTATTCCTACGGGAACGCTAGTTGTTACACCATCACGTGTGCCATCTATGGCCGTGGTTCCGACACCCAGTACTGGAGCAATACCCAAAAAACCTACTGTTGTTCCGAGCACAACCACCAATTATTGTGCTTGGTTGACAGTCTCTGAAAAGTTTGTCGTATTGCAATTTTCCGGATTTGATTACAAATCCGATTTTCGGGGCCTCTATAATGGAGGCCTAACTTTAAAGTGTCCATTTGAAGACGCTAACAAAGAAGCATTTGATAAACTAAAATCTTCTTTGCCACCTGGATTACCTGTTTTGATTTATCCAAATTTACTTTCTGCCTGTGATAAGAATGCTATTATCCCTTTTGACAAAGAGAAAGCTGATCTTGTTAAAGGCTTACTTAATCGTAATTGTGAAGATGAGGATCAACTTACCTATCTTCAAATTAACCAGACAATTATTGATTATGTTTTGGACCTTAAATTTCCGATTCCTGAATATGGACATTTTCAAAAACTTGTTAATCTTTTGCCTACTCCACGAAACATTGTTTCCGGACTTTTAATGCAAAGTGATTTTGCTTCTGCTCAGGCTTTTTCTCTCCAGGTAAAATGTACTTTGCCCAACACTGAATTCCAGGAGATATTTTCTTGTTCAATTTGTGGAGATAGAGCTACTGGAATGTGCATATCCTGTGATGCTCGATTGTGCGTTACATGTAACCATCCAAATTTTCATGCACATGAGGAAAAATATTATTACCATCAGTCATTGATTTTTCCAAAGGTTAATGATAATGTACCTGTTCACCGTTTGCCCGAATATGACGATGACTTTAATATTGAACCCTGTGATACGGTTAAGCAGATGTTTCCTGATGATTTTCCTGAGGTGACCGAAATGACTTTTCCTCATGAATCTACCAAGGATACTGATACTGAACCATCTGAAATTCTTGAACTTCCAAAGGTTGATTTGAAAAAACAGTGTTATATATGCTTGAAAACAGACATTACTTTGTCTTGCAATTCTTGCATGTATTTGTTTTGTTCAAGTGAGTGTTATTCGAGATTTCATGCTCATTCATCCCGGATTTCGCATAATGCCGTTTTTGTTGATTTACCTACTGCTATAGCCAATGTTTCTCCACCAGTTAAGGACGCTTACAAATTGACAGTCGTAGACGACATTGATCAGCCACCTTCCAAACCCAGTTTGTCTTTAAAAGACAAATTGGTTGCTATGGAAAATGTGGTATTGATTGAAGATTCAAAGAATGATAGTGATGTATCTGATTCTACTAAGCAGCTTCTTGATGCCGATTGTCTTACCAACAAGGAAAAAGTTGCTGCTATTAAAGAGTCAAAATTGAGAGCGAAGATTAACAGTTCTGAGATCATCAAAGTCAACATTGTTGTTGCTGGTGGTTCTACTTATGAAATGTTTCTCTCTGCTCTTGATACTGTTTCATCGCTTAAAGATTCATTATGTCGTGAATTGAATGTCTTGCCCGATAGAATGTGTTTGCGTATAAATCAACGACCACCTGATTTGGAATCTTTATTATGTGAACATATAATCGAAGAGGAGTTGACTGTCAATGTTTTAATTCATTATGGCATTGCTAGTCCTCCCAAATCGGTTGTTTCTAGTACTGGAGATTTTAATGAAGCATTGACCAGCATATCCCTTGATGACATTTTGCCACCAAAAAGAAGTCAGGATGAACTTCACATTCGTGAGATTGAAGATTGTCTTTCTTGTAAGGAAAATCGTTTCTCACGATGTGTTACTTGTGCTCACACTTTGTGTTATGTTCATCATAAGATTCATATTTCTAAATATCCCGAGCATGAGAATCATGCTATGCCTAAAGAAGATCCCACTCCTGTTTCAAAATTGCATACCACTATTGTTAATTTACAGGAGGCAGTTAAGACGTTTAAATTTTTGCCAATTTTAAATTCATTTCATACAATTTTTACTGCTAAGGATATACCATCTCGATTGGCTGCAGTTTACGCAATTTGTCATTCCTTGGACATTGACCCTCTGCAAGAACTTGTTTTGGTCTGTTCGAGTGAATCTGACTTAATATTGCGTATGAAGCTCCTTTGGGCTCGTGTTGCATCCAATGACGTAAAAATTGACGATCTTCTGAAACAATCTAATCCGGTACCTCCAAATTTGACTTTTGTTGATGTTGTAAATGGAAATTTTCCTCAAGCTGGCGAATGGGCAACAGCAGATTATATTCGTATAGCAACGATGGCCGCCATGTTTATTCTATCTTTGGTTGGCTTTAAAGGAATAACTTCTACAATGTTTGGATCAGAGTTTGTTAAGACTGTTAATGGTTGTGGAGCTTTGGTTCGAAATTTAAGATCATGTTGGACTGGAATGGCTGATGCTACTGATGCGGTCCTTAATGAAGTTTATTCTTGGTTGGGATATGATTACCTTGAACATCGTAATTCTGCTGTGAGGGTTTTTTCAGATCGAATTGAAAAGCTCAAAGATGATTTGATTGCTCTTGAAGGTGATTGTGAGAATGAACTCATGCATGTATTATGCGGTTATGATAGGCTTAAGTGTTGTACTGATGAACTTAAAAAACTTCGTAAAGAGTATGCACTTTTGACTATTGATAAATCCTGTGTTCATGGGGTAAGTAAGAGACTTAATCAGTGTGAAGACCTCATTGATAAGCTTAGAAAAGTGATTAAATCTGTTGAGCAAGTTGGAAATGGAAAACCTGAGCCTACTGTAATAACATTTGTTGGCTCACCTGGAGTTGGAAAATCATACAGTCAAAACACCTTAGGTCAAAAACTTCAAGATAAATTACATGGATCCGTTTACACACGAAGTTGTATGGATAAATTTTGGTCTGGTTATAACGGTCAGTCAATTGTAAATATGCCTGAACTGGGAATGCATAAGGATTATCGTGACATGGAAGAATTTTTCCGTGCTGCAACAAGTGATGCATTTCCTTTAAATATGGCTGATACAGTTGATAAAGGCCAATTTTTTAATGGCCTAGCGATTATAGCAACATCTAATATGCTATATTTGACTGGTGGTCAGACTTTTCCGATTTATGACAGAGTTGCACTTAATCGTCGAAGAGGACTTGTTGTTTTGGTGCAAAATGCTCATGCTGAGGCTTACTTAGACACTCATGGTGAGACGATGCCACCAGATGACAAGAGATGGGGTGAAACAACCTATACCTTATTACACCCTACTTGGGGTTCAACTCATTGTCCTGACGATTCTTATCCTGAGCCTGATGCTAATCTTCCGTGGGTTGGACGTAACGTTACCATGCAAGAAATTGTTGATCATGCTATTAATAGCATTTATCAGAATGTTCAGCAATATGTTAAACGTACAGGTCCAGGAAAACTTCCGATCTCAAAAGTGCAATTCCCTGATAAAACTAAAATTCTTGGATTTCAACCACGTTCACAGTGTCCTAACCCTGGCCCATTTGTTGTATATCATCGAAGAGGTTTGAAGCAAGCGCCACCGCAAGTTTTCCAGCCCCGTCCCAATTACAATCACAACAATCGTCGTGGTCGTGGAGGAGCCGCGGGAGGTGGATCTGCAAGAAGAGCTCGTAGTCGTTCATCCTCACCAGATTCGAATGACAATGCCGGGATTATGAATAGGGCTGTTCGCCCATTGCCTAATCCCGGACAAAGTGTTATTGTTCCTGTAAGACCAGGGGGTCCTCAACCTCAAGGAGCATTAATGCTACAGACGATTTCAAAAAGCCACATGTACCCGATAATCATAATGGGTCAGTCAGGACTTGGGAAGACTTACTGTTTGCGTCAAATACAAGCAGCAGCGTCTTCCCAATATTGTGAAATCACGACTTCCACCGATTTGTCCAAATTAAGTGGTGATAAGCTTTTGATATTGGATGATGTAACCTTTGATTATGAGACTTTTCAGCTCATGAAGACCTTAATGAGACAAGCTCATGAAGGTACATTCCAGTTTCAGGGTTTACTACTTACGTTGAATTCTGACTCTCAACTCTGGAGAGATTTGCCACCTGATGAGAAAAATTCTATTTTGCGTCGATCTCATGTTTGTGAACTTTCTATTTCCAGTGTTTGGCTTTTAAAACATCCTATGATGAAATTTCAATATCATACTAATTATGCAGCTTTTATTAAAAGCTTGCCTCATTCTGATCGTGCTCAAGCCATTACTACAACTATAAGCATTCGAGACGCTGAACAGTTGGATATTTCACCCCATTTGTATTATGATTATTCTAGTATTGCCAATTTGGTTATTGAGAATATGAATGCAAAGGCTAGGGATGATATTGTCGCATATAATGAGTTTTCTCTACCCATGCCTCGAAATCCTGATTTTGTTGTTTCTTGTCCTTTGAACTACCGTGAGCTGACAATTAAGAAAGTTATAGAAAACGCCACTAAGATGAAGGGAGTCAAATTTGTGAATGGTGCTCCCGTTTCTGTTGGATATGTAGAAATTGTTAAAATTGTTAAGTCAGTTGCCGGTGCTTTTAAGGATGCTCAATCTGGTTACCACCCATCACCAGGAAGGTATGTGAAGAAATTCAATGAAATGCAGATACCATCACAGATGGATCTTTTGGCTGTATTGAAGTTCTTGGATACATCATTTGGAATGATATCAAAAGTGGGCGAACCAATCGTCCTATTTGTTGTTGAAAACTCCTGTGACAGGTTGAAAATATCCGATAATGCTATTGAGATAGATGGAGTTGAATATCCAATGGTTTCTGAATATCAAAAGACTGCCCTAAAAGCATATAAACGTTATATGGGGGAAGCAAAGGAAATTGTATTTTCCTTAAAAGAAAAATTGGATGTTCAAAAACAACTCTTCCTAGGAACTCCTTTAGCAACCTGGACTCGTGCTCTAGCTGCAGGATTAGGTCTTATGGCCTCACTTACAGCAGCTGGTTGTTTTATCTATGGTATGGTTAGTGGTTTTTCCTTTTCGACCCCAGAGAAATCAGAAGAGATTTCAAAAGAAATCATTGGCCTCAAAAAACCTACGGTTCCAATTGTTCCGAAAACATCTCTTGAAATCGTCGAAGTTGAAGATGATTTTGAAGATTTGGAGGAGGAAAGGAGTCGTGGAAATAGAGGGAAAAATAAGGGTGAAAGGCATAAAGATCCAGCCTATAAAGATTATGACAAAATTGCCGATAAGTATGGTGAAAGAGTTGCTAAGAGCTTTAAGCGTACGTATGGCCTTGATGGTGTAATGTACGGCGTTATTGACTCGTATGGGTTGGATGCTTTGAAAGAATTAGGATATTTCGCTCAAGGTGATTATAATGATCCTAGTGATTTGCGCATCTATTCCTTGGAGTCTAATGAAAAAAACTTGATGGATTCACCTACATCAAAATTGGCACAACAACGTCAAAGACAACGCGTTGCTCAAAAAGTATTAAGTACTATAGTAGACGCGCCTACAGGCCCCGTATTTGGCGATAACAAAAAGAAACTTTGGAAACCATTTCAAGAATTGATGATGGCAAAATCTGAAGAATTGGGTGATGTTATCGTAGGAGTTAGGGAAGATGGAAGCTGCAGGATTTATTTCTTTGAAAAAGATTCTGTTGCGAGGTTTTCGATGATGGATGTCGAAGATCCTACTTCCTACAAAATGGTTCCGAACATCAAAGGAGGGGAATGGTCTGTTGACTTTGATCGTTACCTATCTCTGTGTGTCCCAGTCTACGATGATGATATTCTGTTTACCTTGCTTCTCTATATCTTTTCTCATGGAACAAAGATCGTTAATCGTGCCAATGAGGAAGTAGTCCTAGGAACTGATTACAGTACTTGGTTCGACAGGATCAAGTCTGATAAGCCGATTCCTGAAGGGATGTTAAATCCTTCTTTGATGGATAGAGCAGCAAAGGTTGGAAATAATATCGTCATGTTGTACAATGATACTCATTTTGAGTGTTGTGCGACTATGATTAGAGGAAATTATGGACTGACTGTTGATCATGCTCCATTCGATCGTGTTAAAGTCGATAACAAGGACTATAGAGTTAAGGTTATCGCCCGTGATGAGCTTCATGATTTATGTTGTTTTGAAATCACGGATAAAACTTGGCAGGCTAGAGCCAATATAGAACATCTTCTAGCCACAGATGCAGATTTGGATAAAGTCCGAGATTTGGGGAAATTCGGAGCCTTATTCTGCATCAACCGACCAAAAACTGGGCATGTAATGGTTGTCTGCGAAGCTTCGTTAGACAGCGTTGAAGTGCCCGTTGATGGTAAGGTTACCAACACCACCTATTATGCCAATTTTGGCACCAGGATGACTGGGGTTTCTCTCCCTGGTGATTGTGGTTGTCCAATACTGGCTGACACTTTGGACCGACCGATCATTTCGATTCACGCCCGCGGAAGCTCTTCCTCATCTCATGGAACTTTGATCACAAGAGAGATTTTTCAGAAATTAGTTTCTAAAACTCAGTGTTGTCAAAATGTTCCATATGAAGATCCTCAATTTATGGAAGTACATCTTGGAGAAGATTATGGCTTAAAACGCATTGGGTTTCCAGTGGTCAATGGTCGTGCAATTCAAATAAATGTCCCAACAAAGACCAACGAATACAGAACACCTGTGGATTTTGATGAAATATTTCATGAGCCAACAATCAAATCCATTTCAGATCCTCGAAATGAAAAGGGTATTGATTTTGCTGCTAGATCTTTAAAGAAATATCAAACTCCGTCACCGACACTTGAAGGGGGACAGCTTAGTGATCTAATTGATGCTTGTAATGACATCAGTAAAGAGTGGACCGCAGCAATGCGCGCACGTGGCAAGAAATTGCGAGTCTTGACTGATAGTGAGGTGGTGTCTGGTGTTCACCGACAATACCTTCCTCATTCTAAGGGCATGGATTTAACCGGTTCAGTAGGTTACCCCTACAATGTTTTGTTTCCTAATAAGACAAAGAAGGGTGATTATTTGGTAATGCTCCCTAAAATTGATGATCTAAATAAATACGAAATTCAAAATAATGATCATGGTAATTACTTTAGAGAAGATCTTCGTAGATGTGAAGGTTTGATGGCCAAAGGAATTAGACCAGAATGGTATTTTACGGCTTTTGTTAAAGATGAAGTTCTCCCGATTTCTAAAGTAAGGGCTAAAACTCGTACTTTTATGTGCGGCCCTTTTACCATGTTCTTTTTACAACGGAAATATTTTGGCACATTTACTTGGCTTTTGGAGGAATGCACCAGTGAGATATCACCTCAAATTGGTTTAGACGTTAACTCTCCTGTCGAGTGGCGCAATTTCCTCATGGATCTGATGAAGATAGGGTTTATTGAACTCGATCTAGATTCAAAGAACCACGACGCCTCGATTCATGAGATCATTGACATTCATTGGAGACTTTTCGTAATGTATGGATCTAAGGCTATGTTTCAAGGTTGGACAAAAGCAATAGAAAATAAAATTCAGGTTTTGCTTGATAGTTGCTCAATTCCTGCTGTAGTATTTCGTGATATTGTCATAATGTTGGCAAATGGAAAGATAACATCTGGTGAATGGTTTACCTCATGGCGGGGTTCCTATGCGAATTCTGTGGCCATGAGGTATGTTTTTATAAGATTGTCACGAATTCACTGGGGGATACCATTGACTTATCAGGAACAGAAAGAGAATTTTTGTCATAAGAACTATTCCGATGATTCCGCTAATACAGTCAATAACGATGTCGCTAAATTTTTTACACCAGATAATATAGCTAGTGTGGCTCTCGAGCTAGGACATGTTATTTATTGTGATGGAGGAATGAAATCAATTGATAAGCTATGCTTTCTCCAACGCAAGATTGCTAAGATCGACAGTGACTATGTTGCCCAGATTGCTGGACCAACAATGTTAAGGCGTTTAACCTGGATCAAGTCAAAACCACCTTATTGGCCTGACGAAAACTTGAATTGGGAAAGAATTTCTAATGCGAACCATTTAGAAGCAGCCTGGGAGACGCTTTGGGATGATTTCCTGCCTTATGGTAAGAGAATCTATCATTTGGTCTCCAGATATGTCGAAACACATTGGTCAGGTCGTTTAAAACATCAAATCCCATCTTTTGAACAAGTTTTGGAAAGAAATGGTTATAAACGTGATGCTACGGTTCATACAAACAAATTGACAAGAGATTTGACAAATATTAAAGATTTAATAAAATTTCAATCTTCTTCTCTTAAAATGTCAACCGTTGCTACCAATGCTGACGTGGGGGGGGGTGAAGTTGCTTTGCCCGTCCAGGATGGAACTGATAACACCGATTCCGCTAAGGAGATGATTGCGTCTACTGGAGGACTGTTAACTGTAGAAGAATTAACACGTCGTCATTGGATTGCTCAGGCCCCTGTATTGGTTGAGACCAATACTCCAGCTGGGACCATTCTTGGAGTTTGGCCAATACATCCATCTCAAATAGATGCATTCACCCAGGTTGCTCTGGCTCAACATGATGTCTGGGAGGGAACACATGCGATGAAGATTACTCCAACATCCAATGTTTATTGTATTGGTGGTATGAGCCTCGCATATTTTCCCCCTTGGTATACTGAAGAGGAAATCAGAGCTTTTAATTTGACTCAACTATCTGTAAGCCAACATTGGGAGATAAATATTCAACAACCAACCGCTGTTTCGGTCAACGGACATGATGTCAATCAACTGCGTTTTCGCATGAATACGCCTTTAGACACCAATGATCAAAATTCTTTTAATGGTTGGTATGTTTTGTTTGTTCATTCCCGATTCACAACGAGTGGCGTGGATACAACAACCTTGGAAATTGGAATAGCTACATGTTCAGACTATTTGTTTTCCCAGCCCAAGATTGGGTTTTCGCTTGATACCTTGACTTTGGTTGGTGCTAATAGATCTGGCATTTTAAATTCATCTGCAACATCTTTATTTTCAATTGGTTGTGATGACGCTGCTGCTTCAGTGTATCGTACCATCGTGATACATCAGGATAGTGTTACTGCATTGTTCAATTGTGCTGTTAAGTCGATAGCCCCAGGAGGGGGTTGGACTTTGGACAATGCTTCAGCATCTTCGAACAGTTCCACATTTGTAGATTTTGCTCGATCAGTAAGGAATGTTATTAATGGTGTTGTTGGACAATGTAAGGCTGGTGATAATTATGGATGTGCTACTCGACAAGGCGATTCAACTTTGGCTTGGAACACTAATTGGCGTGTCGCCATGAAATATCAGACCATAAAATCACCTGACACTTTGGAAGTTGTATTGCCTGATTTGTGTGAAGTGTCAGAACAGAAGAATGGTTCATCACCTTGCTTAGCATTTCATTACGATTTGGCAGATACCACATCTGATTTTGCAACATCTGCTGGCAAAACAACAATTGGCTTTCAGGATACGTGTGAACCTATTACCGAATTTGTCATACAGCCATCGGCTGTTTATAATGATGTAGACACCGCTTTTATTTGCTCAACTACTGCTGCGGCTATGGATGAGTCTTTGGTAACTTTCCAAGACTTACTCTATAATAGCATAAGTGTTCAAACTCAGCTAATGGGCAATGATATGCGGAATGCCACCGTGATTGCTAATAGTCAGTCACAAGTCTACTCTTTGCGTGCATTTCCAGCTGGCACGATAATAACGTATTTGCGCTTAAATCCAAATGGAATTTGGACAGCGCCCTCAACACCAACGGATATTGTGATTCCAGTACCATCAACAGGCTGGATCCAATTAGTGTATGAGTATGATTACCCGGTAACAACACCTCTACCAGAATGGACAAATATGGATCAAGCAAGATCCTATAGCTACAATGTGCATAAATATCGGAAGTTTAAACCTTCAGAGTTAGACAGAGCATATGGCTTGTTGCAGGATATTTTCCGTAAGAGTTTCCGTAAGGGAGGCGGTTATAAGTGGGGAAAATTTTAGTGACAAGAGATAATTTATGGCACTATTTGCAGCTGAAGAAATTTTAACTACAGGCTTAAGACCACATAAAATTATCAATAACGTAGTTAGACCGAAAGAGAGACCACCTCCACCTCCAAATGGAAGAAAGTCAGGATCAGTCTTGGGGAGTGCCGGTTTTTCAACCAGCTGGGCTGACAGAGCTCAGTTTGAGACAGATTTCGTTACCGACGTTCAACGAAGATCAAATACCTCCACAATCCTTCGCTCAAGAGAGAAGGGAACTAGTAGCGCAACGAGTTCAATTAGATCCGTCTCTGGCATGGGCTCATACGCATCTAGTCGCAGCTTACCATCGCGATTTCAACCTGATTTCAAATCAGGCTTTGATGGTGCGAGATCTGTGTCAAGAAACAGTAGAAATTCTAGCAGAATGGGAGACTCGAATGTCTCACTTCAGGAAAATTCAGGAGTCGCAGAAGCGATCAATAGCTCCATTGTCACGCATGGGATTGCAGATAGCTCAGAACATGTCAGCGCTGATTTGCCGTCTCCGGGCCAAGCAATTGCCACCGGGGATACAGGAGTCGAAAGTATTGCTGAGGAGCCTGAACATCTTATTACGTTCATATCATCGTATACTCACGAAAATGTGCCTGGAAGTGAGTCGTCATCCGAAAGTGGAGATAGACAGTCGAGAGCAAGCACTCCTGTCTCTAGAGCTCGCACACTGCTTAGTAATATTAGCGGGAGAATCGGAGGCAATAGAGTATTACCATCTGGAGAAAATGCCAGAAGTGCTGGAAGTAGAACCGGTGCATCTAAATCGAAAGAAGGTTCTCGCAGGGGCCCTTCAGTACTATCGGAGTTTGCTGCTGGGGCAGGATTTTCAGTCGGTCCACTTGTCTCTGGAATTGGAGAGTCTATCAATGCTGCCAAAGATCGAAAGCAAAGACAACATAACCTTAATATGGCGCGCACTTCGGCACAACAAATGGGCTACCCTAACCTCCTCGCTACAAGAATTCCTCATGCCCCCACATGGGCCGGAACCTCGTTCAGATAGATATTTATTCAAAATTTCAGAATTTTTTCCTTTTAAATTTTTCGACCTTTCGCAAGGTATGCTTTTCCATGTAGTCAGAAATGTTCAGTCGAATCATGTTCATGCTGGTGAAATAGCTAAGTATTTTAGCAAATTGTTGAAAGAAGAAATTGAACTCGATGTGAACGTTTTTGAAACTCTTTTTGGCTTTATCATTCAGGATCTTCAACATTTTGATACTTGGTATGTGACCATTGATTTTCCTAGACAGGTCTTCGATTTGGATTTTGATGTGGTGGATTCTTGGAGAACTTCAACGTTAGAACAACGTAGGCCAGATGATGGTGATGAGGTGGATCATTGGTTTACTAGTAGAATTCAATCAGACATGGATTTTGAACGTGTAATGGAGAGATTTCACAATCCTTTTATGCTTTTGGAACCACAGTTTATAAATTTACAAATAAATCAACAGCTCATAAATTTGTCATATACTCTCTGCTCGCGGTGTCAAGTCCGCTTTTTAAATAGACCTGGCGCACCACCAAATTCGGAGGATGCTTTATATTGCGACCGCTGTCGTAATCCATCATTTCGTTAATCCTCCGTTTTTCCGCACCCATGAATCTTAATTGATGCTATGGTTGGCGGTTTTTTGTATATAAAATTAAATTCGTGTGAGAATTGCTTTTATTAGCTGTTCAACAACACACTTTAGTTTTAGAACAATGAACTTTAATTAGTGCTATTGTTACAATCATTTTTTTTTTAAAATTTTTTTTAAAAGCGTGAGAATTGCTTTTATTAGCCGTTCAACAACGCAATTTTTCAATTTTTTCCATTATATAAAACTTGGCTTAATTGCACGGTTTGTATAAATGGTTTTGTGTTTTTAATTTTACAATTATTCACATAAGCTAAACATGGAGGACAATATTGCCTTTACCGGCTGTATAATCCATGGGTTAACTTAACATGTTATGTTAATTTGAATTTTATTATTTTCACTTATATTTTACTTCTTTTATTCTTACAAAAAAAAAAAAATAAAACTTTTTCTTTTTCTTTTTATTTTATTCTTGCATCCCAAAAATACAAAAAAAAAATAAAATCAATCAATTTGTCGAAATATAATGTGGGTTTTATAATAAACTTTGTCCGTCC